TCATGGCTGGTCCAGTCAGTGCATATAATTGGGTTCAAGGAACGGCGGCTGCGGTTGTCGGTCCATCTCGTTCTCGTTTACGGCAGGTTGTAATTTACGGTGCGGCTGCGGGTGCGTTCACGTTGAAAAACGGTGGCGCAAGCGGTGATACTTTGCTTACGCAAACATTTCCGGCAGGTCACCACGTAATGAACATTCCAGATGACGGCATTATCTTTTCGGAAGGTGTGTACGTTTCTGCGTTTACAGGTGCGAGTAACCAACTAACGATCATCCTTTCGTAGGAGGATCCGATGGCATATGATATCCGTTCCATTTCACAGGTCGGAACATCTGAGCCATTTGAGCTACAGGTGGCCCGTGGTCAAATCACGGGCCATAAAACTGTGTTTAAGTTCGGTTACAACAACGATGTTGGAAACACAAAAGAAACCATCTGGGAACAAGGTGGTTTGTATTCCTACCCTCCATCAGCCACAGTAATGACTATATCAAGCAGTTCGGCCAACGACACTGCCGCAGGTACTGGTGCAAGAACGGTTGAAGTTTTTGGCCTAGATGGTGACTACAACGAAACAAACGAAGTTGTCACATTAAACGGACAAACGCCTGTTAATACTACCAAATCGTACTTTCGGATCAATCGTGGCATTGTTCGCAGCGCGGGTAGTGGTGGCGCAAATGCTGGCACAATTTACGCAGGAACAGGCACAGTGACTACTGGAGTTCCTGCTAATGTTTATCTTAGCATCAATGGCGATGGAGATAACCAAACATTAATGGGTCTTTGGACAGTTCCCGCAGGATATACAGCCTTTCTTACAAAGATGGCTTTGTCCACAGGCACATCAACTCAGACACCTGCTATTCTGAATGCTAGTCTTGTTGCTAGACCCTATGGAGAAGTGTTTCAAATAAAAGAAAGATTTACTCTTACAGATGGCGCACACGAGCAATTTTATACTTTTCCATTAAGGTTCACAGAAAAAACAGACTTAGAAATGAGGGCGTTTTCTTCCTCTGGATCTGTTGACTTTGATGTTTCTGCGTCAATGGAATTTGTTTACATTCAAAATGTGGGGCCAATCTAATGCCTAAGATCGACAAGTCCAAGATGAAATGCAATAAGCCCATGTTTCTGCGTCAATGGAATTTGTTTACATTCAAAATGTGGGGCCAATCTAATGCCTAAGATCGACAAGTCCAAGATGAAATGCAATAAGCCCAGGCGTCAGGTGTCTGGCGGCAAGAAGTTTGTTGTAAAGGCATGTGACAAGGGAAAAGAAAAGATCGTCAGATTCGGGGACGCTAATATGACAATTAAGAAGTCAAACCCGAAACGACGTAAATCGTTTAGAGCAAGACATGGATGCGACACTAAAAAACTTGATAAACTATCGGCCCGTTATTGGTCGTGCAAAATGTGGTAGGACTATGAGCAAACCGTACTTACTTGTTATTTTTACAGCCCTTGTGGGACTTGCCTCTACAGGTCTCATATGGATGATTTCTACGCTTGTTACGGTGGATAAGCGAACAGAAGTCATGGATATTAAAATAGATCATTTAGTTCAGGCTGTAGAAAAGCTCACAGAAAGGCAGGCAAGTTTTGATAAGTCGTGGTCAAATGTCGTTCCAGGTTTCAAAATCTCCACAGGAGGTAACTAATGCCAGCAAAAAAGAAAAAGCCGCTAGACGCCTGCGCCAAGAAGGTGAAGGCTCGGTACAAGGTGTGGCCCAGCGCGTACGCCAGCGGGGCGGTAGCCAAATGTCGCAAGGTCGGCGTGGAAAACTGGGGCGAATCTTCTAAGAAGCGCAAACGCCCTGTTAAGAAGAAGTTAGAAAGCGGCGGGATCATAGCCTTTGGTTGCGGTTCTGTTGAAGAGGGTCGTCGTAAAGAGACGAATCTGTACTGATGGCGAAGAAAAAGAACTCATTACGTGAATGGTTCTCCCAGAATGACGGGAAGGGGTGGGTCGATTGTAAGACTGGCAAGCCTTGTGGTCGTCAAAAAGGTGAGAAGCGTAAGAGTTATCCGGCCTGTCGCCCTACTATGGCACAGTGTACATCGGCGGCGAAGAAAAAGAAGTCGTCAAAAAGAATTAGCTGGAATGCAAAAAACGGCGGACGGGTTCCGTCAACAACAGTTCGGGTGTTTTAATGACATCTGTTTGAAAACGTAGTATGGTGACACAAAGGAGATTACTATGCCTAAGAAATTAAAAATGGTTGAAAAGAACGGCGAGATGGTTCCGTTCTATGCTGCGGACGGCGTTGGTAAAATGAAATACGGCGGACGCGTAAAGATGATGGGCGGCGGTGCAGTTCGTGGTTACATGAATGGCGGGAAGATTACGCGCTACAAATATGGCGGTTGTGTTGAGAAAAAGACCAATCAAAACCCACATATGAGTTGATACAATGACAACATCAGGTTCCCGCGATTTCAACATGGATGTCGGTGAGATCATCGAGGAGGCGTATGAACGCTGTGGCCTCGAAGTTCGCACTGGCTATGATGCACGAACAGCGCGTCGGTCTTTAAACATTATGTTTGCTGACTGGGCTAACCGTGGTCTAAACCTATGGACGGTTAATCAAGGCACGATTACCCTGACACAAGGTCAAGCACAAGAAACGCTTACTTCTGATGTTGTCGATGTTCTAGAAATGGTTCTTCGTAGAGATAACACGGACTATGAGATAGAGCGGATTAGCCGTGGCGAGTATTTAACTCTGCCAAATAAAACTACGCAGGGCAGACCAAGCCAGTTTTACTTTGATCGGCAGATAGATCCGGTGATTAACTTGTGGTCTGTTCCAGAGAACTCGACCGATCAGATCGTTTACTATTACGTTCGCAGAATCGAGGACGCAGATGCTTTGGTTAATACTACTGATATGCCTTTTCGTTTCTATCCTTGTATGGTGGCGGGGTTAGCGTACTATCTGTCCATGAAACGTGCGCCGGAAAGAGCGCAACTTTTAAAAGTTGTGTATGAGGAAGAGTTCCAACGCGCAGCAGATGAAGATGAAGGCCGTACTCCACTAAAGTTACAGCCTAGCATTCAGTACTTGAGGGTCTAATGGCATACGCATCGGGAAAACATGCCTGGGGAATATCTGATCGGTCAGGTCGCCGCTATCGTTTGCGCGATATGCGACTTGAGTGGACAGGTGCGCTCGTTGGCCCCGATGAATATGAACCAAAGCACCCACAGTTGTTTCCCCCCAAGGTGGGACCGGACCCTCAAGCACTGAGAAACCCCAGGCCGGAACCTAACTTAACGGAAGAGCGAAGCATTCAGTGGAGTTGGAATCCTGTTGGAGGACCAACGGACAACCCTTTTGTGACTAATCGTTTGAAGATGACAGGTTCGGTTGGAACAGTTACAGTGAGTACGACATGAGTTTTACATACGGTGAATTAAAACAAGCGTTGCAGGATTATACGGAGAATGATGAAACGTCTTTCGTAACTAATCTTCCTATATTCATTAGAACCGCAGAAGAACGGATCTTGAAAAACGTACAGCTTAGTTTGTTTCGCAAGAACGCATTAGCAACTGTGACGGCATCCAATAAATACTTGGCATGTCCTTCAGACTTTCTAGCCCCCTTTTCACTAAGTTTAGCGGGAACTGACGGCGATAAGTTTTTTATTGAGTTTAAAGATGTTAGTTTTTTGCAGGAGTATACGCCTGACGCTACTACAACCGGATCACCTCGTTACTACGCGCAATTTGATGTAGACACTTTTATCTTGGCTCCAAGCCCAGACACAGCATATACCGCAGAGCTACATTATTTTTATCGACCGCAAAGCCTCACAGCGTTGTCTGATAGTGGGACAACTTGGTTGAGTATTAACGCAGAGATGGCAATGCTGTATGCTTCATTAATAGAAGCGTATATCTATATGAAGGGCGAACAGGACGTAATGGCAATGTATAACCAGCGTTTTCAAGAAGCTCTGATGGGTATTAAGATGCTTGGCGAAGCAAAAGAAACAACTGATGAATACCGAACTGGTAAAGTTATAAGGCAGAAACAGTAATGTTTAAAATAAACCTAGACGTACCTCAACATGAGAACTTAGTGGACATCAGAACCACTGAGGGTCGTGGGTTTACCCCAGATGAACTTTCGGAACAATGTGTCCAAAAGATCATATCGGTCTCCGATAATGCCCATCCGGGGGTTAGAGACCAAGCCCGTGCTTTTTCAAAGCACATTGAAAAGCTGATTGCATATTATATGCGACAAGCTATTCGCAGTGACCGCACAACTGTGTATAATGCACTTAATGATGCGGGACATCCCGAACTGGCTGAACTCATAAGGAGACTATAACATGGCCTTTACTGGAAACTTCATGTGTACTTCTTTCAAGAAAGAGCTTCTTGAAGGTGGGCATAACTTTCTTAACTCAGGTGGCGACACCTTTAAACTAGCATTGTACGACAACAATGCATCATTTACAGCGGCTACAACAGATTACACAACAACTAACGAAGTTTCTGCTTCAGGTTCGTATTCTGCTGGTGGCGGTACTTTAACTCGTGTTGATCCGGCTTCGTCTGGCACAACTGCGTTTACTGATTTTGATGACCTTACCTTTACGTCAGCAACAATCACTGCGCGTGGTGCGTTGATCTATAACACAACCGAAGGTGCTGGGACAGGCACAACAAACACTGTTGTGGTTCTAGACTTTGGTTCAGATAAAACTTCTACGGCTGGAGACTTCCAGATTGCGTTTCCAACAGCGGACGCTTCAAATGCGATCATCCGTATCGCTTAACTGTAGATAATTAGGAGATTGTTGCGATGGCTCTTGTTGTAAAAGATCGTGTAAAAGAAACCACCGCGACGACAGGACAAGGAACTCTGACTTTGGCTGGTGCCGTTTCAGGGTTCCAATCCTTTACGTCTGCGCTGTCTGACGGGGATACGACATATTATGCTATCTTTGAAACCAGCACTAACGAGTGGGAAGTTGGACTTGGTACGTTTACAGCATCGGGTACAACACTAGCCAGAACAACAATCCTAGAAAGCTCAAACGCTGGATCAGCTATTAACCTAACGGCTGGTGCAGCAGATGTGTTTATCACACAGCCTGCCGAAAAGGCAGTGTATCTGGATGCAAGTGATAACGTCACTTTTGCAGGCGATTTAACTGTAGACACAAACACACTGTATGTTGACAGCACAAACAATCGTGTTGGCATTGGGACGACTTCGCCAGCCACTCAAGCAAGTGTGCAAAACGCATCAACATCTCTTGGTTTAGAAATAGACACTACATCAGGTTTTGCTTCTGGCCCAACTCTTCGTGGATATTATCGTACAGGTAGTGCGTACAAGCCTATAGCAATGTCAGGTAGCACTGTGCATTTTGGGATAAATGACGTTGAAAAAATGCGCATTGACAGCGGCGGTAATGTTGGGATTAACACTTCCTCTGCCGTTCCTTTGGATGCAAATGCACAGCTTTTAGCCATTCATGGCGATGCTGTAGGGGCTGAGAGAGCGCAAATTAAACTGACGACTACAACCAGCGGTCAAGCGGCTGGCGATGGATTTTATATAGCTGTAGATGATAGTGCAGCTTATATCTCTCAAAGAGAAAACCAACCCTTAATTATTTCGACTAATGCCACAGAACGCATGCGCATCGACAGCAGCGGTCAGGTTGGCATTGGGACGAGTTCGCCTAGTAGTGCATTAGACGTAGACCAGTCACAAAATGCTGAAACAAATATAGAGTTAACAAACACAAATACAGGTTCTTCGGCACAGGTACGCACAAAGTATACGACTGATGGCGGTTTGTTTACGGTAGGTAAAACAAGTGACGCACATGCCTTTGGTGGGGATGCGTATATTTATAATGTGGACAACACAAATATTCGGTTTGCCACTAACGACACAGAACGCATGCGCATCAACAGCAGCGGTAACGTGCTGGTGGGGACTACTGATGATAGTGTCTACAATAACAGCGGCTCTGGCACAGGAATTAACCTTCAGAACTTTGGTAACATTGCAGTAGCCAGAGATGGTAATGACTGCATGGTTCTCAATCGCCTTAACTCTGACGGTGCCATTGCATTGTTCAACAAAGACGGCACCACGGTGGGTAGTATTGGGAGTGTTAGCGGCTCAACTGCTTATATAGATGGTGGCTCTGGGTTTAGCGGCATTCAGTTTGGTGGGGATGGCCTTGTTCCACGAGATAATGGTGGATTAGCAGATGCTACATCAGATTTAGGCACTTCATCATACCGCTTCAGAGACCTCTACCTCTCTGGCTCTGCATATGCAAATGCTTTGGTGCATGATGGTGACACCGACACTTATGTTGGGTTTGAGACCAATCAAGTAAACCTTCGCGCTGGCAACGTAGAAATGTCTTACAATGCCAATGGTTTGTTTCTTAATGATGGGTCTGTGCGTGAAGATTACGATGCTCTATCAGGAACAAGCCCAACATGTAATGTAAACAGTGGTGGCGCATTTAGCCTATCAATGTCAGGCAACACTACATTCTCATTTACCAGCCCAGCAAGTGGTTACTCTACAGGCTTTGTCCTACAGCTAACGGGCAACGGCTCAACGGTCACATGGCCTAGTTCAGTAGATTGGGCTGGCGGCACTGCTCCTGATGCACCTGCTAGTGGTGAAACTGATATACTTGTGTTCTGGACGAGGGACGGCGGTACTACGTGGTACGGCTTCCAAGCTGGAGATGCAATGGCATGAGTTTAATGGTAAAAAAGTTAGGCATGGCAGCGGCAGGTGCAAATACAGAAGCACCTGTTGGAGATTACTTTGCTGTATTCAATAATAATGGAACATCTCCTTGGACTGATGCAGAGTTTTGTATAGATGTAACAACAGATAGCAGAAACCAAGTCTATTCTCTTTGGGGTGTGGGTGGTAGTACGAGTTATAATATCATCGTTCTGAAACAAGATGAAAATGGGAGCATCCAGTGGAAACGGTACTTTAGCTGGGGAGCGTCAGGGGCTGGTTGGACTCCTACGGCTGTTCGCTGTGATAGCTCTGACAGACCACATGTTTTATTTTGGAATCAAAGTGGGCCACCTCAAAGTGGCGAATTGCACTGCTTAAACCCATCTACTGGAGCTACGAACTTTTCAACGCGCTGGACGGATACTGACCAATCAGGTGGTTATAGTGGGTTTCAGTTTTATCAATCCTATTTAGCTGCGCAATTAATGGAGATAGATAACGACACTTTGTATATGTGTGGTAACGCGTACCCTTCTCCAACTACACGAAAAAACCTAAGCCTTATTTATTCCATAGGATCAAGTAGCTACACATTAGAAGTCGCAACTGAAATAGGGCCAGACTCAGATAATAGTAGTCCAGATACTTTGGCCTGTGGAACGTACAATGGCAACTTAATCGCAATAGTTGTTTTGTACGGTGAGAGGGGTATTGTTACACATAATGATTCTGGAACCCAACAGGGTAATACTCTCAACCTTAGTAGTTATGGTTCTAGTTCTAGTTCTTCTTACATCGACAAAAACACGGGCAATATTTACTTAATAGACTTCGCCAATAGTGAAGTAGATTTCCTTGTTGTTAAGTATAACTCGTCTGGCACAAAGCAATGGGAGAAGAAGTTTACAGAAAATACAACTTATGTATCTCGTGTTTTGTACTATTATAATGGTCTAACTGTAGATGCAGATGAGAACGTATATGTAAACTTTACTGCTGAAAAAAATTATTGGCGAAATTGCGTTATGAAGCTCAACTCTTCAGGTACTTTGCAATGGGTTCAGCCTATTACGTGGAGTCAAAACACAGATATATTTGCACAGCGTATACACATTGATCAATCAGGGAGCTTGTACGCTACAAGTTCTAGCAGGGGCGCATTAATAAAGTTTCCTTCAGATGGTTCTCTAACAGGGAGCTGGAGTGGTTTTGGTTCTTATAGTTTAACCTTGGGCAATGACAATTGGGTTACAGAAGGCTCTAATAATAAGTGGAGTAATTTGTCTTCTTTAGGAGCTATCTATGTTTCAGGAACTCAAACTCCTCGCAGCCTTACCCCTCTAACAAACAACAGCGGCCCTACTACCAACCCTGCCACAAATACACTTAGTTAACGGAGACTAAAATGTATGTAAAAGTTACAGACGGTGAGATAGATCAGTTTCCTTACACACTTGAAAGTCTGCGTGAGGATAACCCTACCACCTCATTTCCTAAAAACCCCTCATCTGATCTTTTAGAGAGTTTTGGGTTGTACACGGTAAATCCTGTGCCAATGCCAACGATTGATGAGAGAACGCAGTTTATTGCTCAAAATAGCCAACCTCATTTAGAGGATGGTCAATGGTTTCGTGGTTGGACGGTAACAGATAAAACAGCGGATGAGATTTCAGACTATGATGCTTTTATGGGAGACAGGATGCGTACTCGTCGTAATGAACTCTTAGAAAAGAGTGATTGGACACAGGTTCCTGATAGCCCATTATCCGACGCGGACAAGGCGGCATGGGCCACGTATCGACAAAGTCTGAGAGATATCTCCAGCCAAGAAGGGTTCCCCAATTCAATAACTTGGCCCACCTCACCATAACAGGAGCATACGATGTTCGGCTTTACTCCATTTTCACAGTCAAGTTTTAGCGATGACGGTGTCGTTGACCTATCTGTTAGTGTCACAGGGGTAGAGGGAACAGGCGAAGTTGGCACAGCCACCGCTAAAAACGTCATCACAGTTAATGTTACAGGTCTTGAAGGCACAGGTAATGTAGGAACATCTGTAGCTACTGGCGGAGCTAATACTCCACAAACAGGTATAGAAGGCACTGGTGAGGTTATGACAGGTTCTCCAACGATTGTTGGGGATGCGAATGTTTCTGTCACTGGGATCGAAGCCACAGGCGAAGTTGGTATAGCAGAAGCTAAGATTGTTGCCTTTGCACAGGTCACAGGGGTCGAAGCCACTGGTGAGGTTGGTGATGCGACAGTAGGAGCGGGTGCGGTTGTTTCTCCAACGGGTGTTGAAGGTACAGGTAATGTAGGCAGTGCAACAGCCACAGGTTCAGGTGTTGCCCCTGCAACTGGAATAGAAGGCACTGGCGAAGTTGGAAGCGTTGTTGTCAATAGTGACGCGAACGTATCAGTCACAGGGGTCGCAGGAACAGGTGAAGTTGGTGACGCAACATCTGCTGTAAACATAACCGCAAACGTAACAGGGGTAGCCGCGTCTACAGGTGTGGGTCAGGTCTCTATCGTAATCAATGCAAATGTATCTGTAACAGGTGTAGCTGGCACTGGTGAGGTGACATCTCCTGTTGTTTGGGGTAGAATCGTTCCAAGCCCGAATACCATTTGGACAGAAATAGCCGCGTAAGGAATAGTCATGCCCAGCACATATTCACAAAACACAGGTATCGAACTCATAGACAACGGCGAACAGTCGGGTACATGGGGCGATACAACAAACACAAACTGGGAAATTGCAGACCGCGCAATAAACGGCGTTGGCACTATTGACCTATCTAGCTCTGGTGCAGCCCATACACTGTCAACTACAGACGGCACACTGTCTGACGGCATGTATCGTGTATTAGTTTTGAGTGGTGCAACAGAAGCATGTACTATTACTATCGATCCAAGTAACGCTGCTAAGTTTTACATTGTAGATAACGGTACGAGTTATTCTTGCACGTTCACACAGGGTTCAGGCGGTAACGTAACAGTTCTTTCAGGAGATACCGCACTTATTTATGCGGATGGTGGTGGGGCTAGTGCTGCTGTTGTGGATGTAACATCAACGCTTCCTGTTCTTCAAACCGCAAACAATCTATCTGATGTGACAAATGCATCTACAGCGCGAACCAACCTTGGTGTGGCTATCGGAACAGATGTTCAAGCGTATGACGCTGGATTGCAATCTATTTCAGGCTTAACAACTGCCGCAGATAAGATGATCTATGCAACTGCGTCAGACACATATGCGGTTACTGATCTAACGTCTTTTGCTAGAACTATCTTAGACGATGCCGATGGCGCAGCGGTAGTGGCGACACTTGGAATAACAGCATCCATCGCAGAGCTAAACTATAACGACATTACAACCCTTGGCACTTCTCAAGCATCTAAAGTTGTAACAGCCGATGCTTCAGGGGATGTGTATGTTTCTGAAGAGTTGAAGGCAAAGAGTTACAATGAGACAGTAGACGCTCTCTCTGGAACAACTCCATCTGTAGACTGTGAAGCGGGTAACTTTTTTACACTTACAACGTCGGGCAATACGACCTTTACGTTTAGTAATCCACCTGCCACAGGCACGGCTTACGCCTTTGTTGTTAAAGTTGTAGGTGGTGGTTCTTATACATTAACGTGGCCTGCCTCTGTTGTTTGGCAAGGTGGCGGCACTGTTCCTGACTATCCGTTGAGCGGTGAGACTTATATGTACGGTTTTATCACCCACGATGGTGGGACAACTTGGTATGGATTCTTGTGTGGAGCTGATTTCCAATGAGTTGGCTTGCAACTGTTGCTTTATCTTCAGATACAGAAGCTGGTGATTGGATGGCGAATGCCTCTTATCACAACAACACAGTTGATTTCTTTGACAATGCTGTAGGCGGCTTGAAGGTAGACGGTAATAGCAGATGCATTTTTGCTGGGACAGGCGCACCTGGGTTGGGTGTTGGCTGCTTGAGTCCATACGGCACAATCACAGGTATAGCTGGAAGCAATGGCTTTACAGTGTCTGGAGGCGGCACTTATAGTCCACAAGCATATCTAATGAAAAACAGTAGTGACAATATCTACGGTCTTTACTCGTTGACGTATGATAGCCCAGTGCCAGGAACTACCACTGAGGGATTTACGATTTTATCTTTCAACTCAACTACTGGTGCATCAACAGTATATAACTATGGACGCGCAGACTATAGTTTCTCTGATAGTCCATTTACTCAAATGACAAGCGGTGCATTTGATGGCAGTGATAACTTTTATGGGTTTGGTCGAATAAGACGCGCGGGATCGTATGAGTATCCCTTTTTAGTGAAGTATAACTCTTCAGGAGTTGTTCAGTGGACTAAAGGATTGCAGCCAAGTGAGTACATATATTCAGGTAATGGCTACGCTGA